GAGGATGAAAGGAGAAAAGAGAGATTTTAAAAAATTATATAACGCATCCGATGTCACTAAAAGAAATAGAAACGGTCAGACAAAATCTGGTTTATACTCTTTGTTTATCCCAATGGAATGGAACTACGAAGGATTTATTGACGAGTACGGACTTCCAGTATTTACTACTCCTGACTCAGATGTACTCGCCCCAGATGGCGAATTAATAGACATAGGTGTAATTGATAATTGGCAAAACGAAGCTGATGGTTTAAAAGATGATCAAGATGCTTTAAATGAATTTTATCGCCAATTTCCTAGAACTGAAGAACATGCTTTTCGTGATGAAACTAAAAATAGTATATTTAACCTAGTTAAAATATATGAACAAATAGATTATAACGAAGAAATGTCTAGAACATTAGGTATTACGACTGGTAATTTTCAATGGGTAAATGCTTTAAAATATCCTGGTAATGAACATATGGGGGCCTTTGGTTGCGACTCTTATGATATATCAGGGACCGTAGATGGTGAAGGTTCTAAAGGAGCTCTCCACGGACTAACAAAGTTCAGCATGGAGGACGCTCCTGCAAATAGCTTCTTTTTAGAATACTTATCAAGACCACCTACGGCTGAGATATTTTTTGAAGATGTTTTAATGGCGTTAGTATTTTATGGAATGCCAATACTTGCAGAAAATAATAAACCTAGATTATTATACTATTTAAGAAGAAGAGGATATAGAGGGTTTAGTATGAATAGACCAGATAAAGTTTGGAATAAATTATCTACAGCTGAAAAAGAAGTTGGTGGTATACCAAACTCAAGCGAAGACATAAAACAAGCTCATGCTGCAGCAATCGAAATGTATATACAAGACCACGTAGGCATGAAACAAGATGGAACATTTGGAAATTTATATTTTAATACTTTACTAAATGATTGGAGTAGATTTGATATAAATAAAAGAACAAAGTTTGATGCAACAATAAGTAGCGGTTTAGCTATAATGGGTTGTAATAGACATTTATACGCACCAAATGTAAAAATTGAAAAACCAAAATTAAATATACATATTTCTAAATATAAAAACAGTGGTAATATGTCTAAAATAATTAAAGAATAAATATGGCGGATTCTATTGCGAATAAATATTTTCCTAGTCAAGTTGTAAGTGATGCTGAAAAGTTGAGTTATGACTATGGTTTAAAAGTAGCTAAAGCTATTGAACAAGAGTGGTTTTATGATAAAAACCACGTAAGAGGAAATAGATATAAAAATAATAAAAATAATTTTCATAATTTAAGATTGTATGCTAGAGGCGAACAATCTATACAAAAATATAAGGATGAGTTGTCTATAAACGGTGATTTGTCCTATTTAAATTTAGACTGGAAACCAGTTCCAATTATACCTAAATTTGTAGATATAGTTGTTAATGGTATAGCTGAAAGAATGTATGATATAAAAGCTTATTCTCAAGATCCATTTGGTGTTAGTAAGAGAACCGAATATATGGAATCTATAATGAAAGACATGGCTACTAAAGATTTTAACGAATTTGCATTAAGTAATTTTAATATAAATCTTTATGAAAATGAAAAAGAAACGTTACCAGATTCTCAAGAAGAATTAGACTTACACATGGCTCTAAGTTATAAACAAACTGTAGAGTTAGCGGAAGAACAAGCTTTAAAAGTTTTATTTGAAGGTAATAAATATGAATTAACAAAGAAAAGATTTTATTATGATCTTACTGTTTGTGGTATTGGTGCTGTTAAAACATCATTTAATACATCTGAAGGTGTAACTATAGACTATGTTGATCCAGCTGATTTGGTTTACTCTTACACTGAATCTCCTTATTTTGACGATATATACTATGTTGGAGAAGTAAAACATATACCTATTAATGAACTAGCAAAACAATTTCCACATTTAACACATGAAGATTTAGAAGAGATAAAACAAAATAGTTCAACCGCTGCTAGTAGTTATAATAGTCGTAATATAGATCAAGATAATAATAAAGTAGAAGTACTATATTTTAATTATAAAACTTACATGAATGAAGTTTATAAAATAAAAGAAACTGGTACTGGTGCTGATAAAGTTATACCTAAAGATGATCAATTTAGTCCACCAGAAGATATGGAAGGTGGTTATTCTAAATTATTAAGATCTATAGAAACATTATACGAAGGCGCTTTGATTCTAGGAACAAATAAATTACTTAAATGGGAAATGGCAAAAAATATGTTACGTCCTAAAAGTGATTTTACTAAAGTTAAAATGAACTATTCTATTGTAGCACCTAGAATCTATGAAGGACGTATAGAATCACTTGTAAGTAGAATAACTGGTTTTGCTGATATGATTCAGTTAACGCATTTAAAATTACAACAAGTATTGTCAAGAATGGTACCAGATGGTGTTTATTTAGATGCAGATGGACTTGCTGAAATAGATTTAGGTAATGGTACCAATTATAATCCGCAAGAAGCTTTAAACATGTTCTTCCAGACAGGTTCTGTTATTGGTAGATCATTTACACAAGACGGTGATATGAATCCAGGTAAAGTACCTATTCAAGAAATAACATCTGGTTCTGGTGGTAATAAAATGCAAGCTCTTATAGGTAATTATAATTATTATCTACAAATGATAAGAGATGTAACCGGATTAAACGAGGCTAGAGATGGTAGTACGCCAGATAAAAATGCTTTAGTTGGAGTACAAAAAATGGCAGCAGCAAATAGTAATACAGCAACAAGACATATATTGCAAGCTGGATTATTTTTAACAGCTGAAACAGCTGAGTGTTTGTCGCTTAGAATATCTGATATTATAGAATATTCTCCAACAAAAGATGCTTTTATACAAGCTATAGGTTCTCATAATGTAGCAACTTTAGATGAAATGAAAAGTTTACATTTGTATGATTTTGGTATATTTATAGAACTATTACCAGATGAAGAAGAAAAAGCTATGCTTGAAAATAATATTCAAATGGCATTGCAACAACAAAATATTGAAATGGAAGATGCTATTGATCTTAGAGAAATAAACAATATTAAATTAGCTAACCAACTTTTAAAAGTTCGTAGAAAAAAGAAATTTGCTAGAGATCAACAGTTACAACAACAAAACATGCAACAGCAAACAGAATCCAATATACAGACAGCCGAAGCTGCTGCTAATGCTGAAATGCAAAAAAATCAAGCTAAAGTTCAAGCCGAAGCTCAACTAGAGCAAATGAAAGCTCAAATTGATTCTCAAAAAATGATGCAAGAAGTTGAGCATAAAAAAGAACTTATGAATTTAGAGTTTCAAATGAACATGCAATTAAAAAGCATGGAGATTCAAGGTACTAAAAGTAGAGAAGCTGAAAAAGAAGATAGAAAAGATGAAAGAACAAAAATTCAAGCTACTCAACAATCAGAAATGATTGAGCAAAGAAAAACAGGTAAGCCGCCTAAAAACTTTGAATCCGCAGGTAATGATATACTAGGAGGCGGATTTGATTTAGGTGCGTTTGATCCTAGATAAATTTATTAATTATTATTATATTATATTATGGAAGAAAAAGATGAAAATGTAGTTGAAGAAACTACACAAGAACAAGTTGAGGAAACTCCTCAAATAGATGAATCAAAATTTGATAGCGCTGGAGACGATAGTGTTATTAAGGTAGATTTAAGTAAACCACCAACACCAAAAGAAAATGAAACTAAAGAAGATAACGCTGACAACAGCGGAGTGGCTGCAGAGTCTGAAGACACCGACACCACACAAGAACAAGAAGAAGTACAACCGGAAGAACAAACACAAGAAACTCCAGTATTAGAAGAAGTTTCTGAAGAAGAAGTAGAGGAGAAAGTAGAAGAAATAGCTGAAGAAGCTGAAGAAGCTATTAAAGAAAATATGGAAACTGGAAAACCACTTCCAGAAAATGTTCAAAAGTTAATGAACTTTATGGAAGAAACTGGTGGTACTTTAGAAGATTATGTAAAAATTAATCAAGATTATAGTAAGTTAGATGATAATTCTTTATTAAGAGAATACTACAGGCAAACTAAAAAACATCTAAACGAAGAAGAAATTAACTTCCTTATGGAAGATCAATTCTCTTATGACGAAGAAGAAGATGAAGAAAGAGATATAAAAAGAAAAAAATTAGCGCTAAAAGAGCAAGTTGCCAGCGCTAAAAGCCACTTGGACGGGCAAAAGTCCAAATACTATGAAGAAATTAAAGCTGGTTCAAAGCTTACGCCTGAACAACAAAAAGCTATGGATTTCTTTAATAGATATAACAAAGAATCTGAGGAAAATCAGAAAATAGCAGAAGCTAGTAAATCTAATTTTTTAAAGAAAACTGATCAAGTTTTTAACAACAAATTCAAAGGTTTTGAATACAATGTTGGTGATAAAAAATATAGGTTTAACGTTAAAGATGCTAACGAAGTAAAAGAAGCTCAAAGCGATATTAACAACTTTATCAAAAAGTTTTTGAATAAAGAAAATTTAATGGAAGACGCTAAGGGTTATCATAAATCTTTATATACAGCTATGAATGCTGATGCTATTGCGAAGCACTTTTATGAACAAGGTAAAGCTGACGCTATGAAAGATAGTGTTGCTAAATCTAAAAATGTCAGCATGAATCCAAGACAAAGTCACGGAAAAGTAGACGCTGGTGGT